ACCCCCGACACGCCGTCGAACTTCGCGTCGGTGTGGGCGCGGACGTTGCCATCGGCCAGGACGACGATCGGATAACCCGCCTCGAAATGAACCGTACCGAGCGCGATCGGATTACCGGCAAACCCGGTATTGATGGCGGTGCTCGGGGGAACGGCAGGGGCCAGTGACGCGGCCGTCGGATCCGCGCCGGTCGTGACGTCGGCGTTCGCGCTGACCCCGCCGACGGTAGCAATCGCTCGGGCAAGGGTCGTGTAGCTCGACGAGGACCGCACGAACAGCTTGAGGTCCCAGCCATTCTGGACCGTCACGCCCGACGTGCTGAATTGATCGGCCCCGAACCCGCTGCCCTGGTCGATCTGGAACTTCTCCCACGGACCGCTCAGCGTCAGCGGCGCGCCGTACCCCGACGCCATCCCGCTGAACACGGTGCTCGTGAGGGGCACGAGCGTACTGAGGGCGGCACCGGTTGCGGGCGTGAAGCTGAACGCATCGGGCGTCGTGTCGTAGTCGACCAACGTCGTCGTGCCCGCGGTGTCCGCTGTGACATCTGCCAGCGAGCGGCGGCGCAGAATGAAATCGTAGACATAGTCGAGATTGAAATCGTCGAGCGCCGCGTAATTCTTGGAGCCATTGTCCATCCAGCGAAGCGTGAAGCTGGTCCCGGGCTGCGCGCCGACGAGTTCGAACGAAATCTGGTCGTCGCCGAGGAGGGTGAGGTAAACCGGCTCAGCGAACGTAATCGCCCCCGCGAGGGGAAACGTGGAATAGACCGAGAAGGCAACGCTGGCCTGAGGCGCGGGCACGGATGCGCTGCCGTGCATGATCGGGTTCGACCATTCGCTGAAGACGCTCGAGCTTTCCTCGACGCGCACGTAGATGAATGTCTTGCCCGACGAGATGCCGGCGAGGACCGCCGCTAGCCCGGCCTGGTTGGTCGCGGCGCTCCCGGTCAGCGTGAACGACGCGTCGTCGATCAGAAGATTCGTGCCGGCGAGGAGGTCAGCGTACGTCGGCGCCACGCGGACACGAAGCTTCGCGCCGACCGGGTGGTAGGCCTTCGTCGCGAGCAATGGCTGCGGCGGATAGGACGTCGGCGATGCTTGGGCCGTCAGGCCGGGGCCGACGTAGGACGGGCTCGTTCCCGAGCCGCTGATCGTCACGCCGATGTTGGTCGTGCGCGGGCTGTTCGCGCTGTCTGCCAGCGTCTCAAGGAGCGCGATCGTCGGTGAGCTTGGCGTACCGGTACCGTCCCACGACAAGGTACGCGTCGCCCCGGTTGCGCTGGTGATGGAGAAGCCGGTTGGAAGCGCCAAGGCGCTGCTGATCGTGCTGCCGGTCGTCGCGCCGGTAATCGTAACGCTGGAGGGGGTCCCAGGCGCGAAGGATGTCGCCGAAAGGCCTAGCGCGCCGAGCGTCGCACCTTCGAACACGTTGGTGACGTTAATCGGCAGCACCGTATCGCGCGGGTTATTCAGCGCGCCGGCCTTCACCTCGTGGAGCGTGATGTTGTAGGTCGTGCCCGCTTCGTAATCGATGTTGGTAGCGCCCGCGACGATGTTGCCGCCGGACAGCGCAAAGCGCCCACCGGCATCGTCGGTGAGAGTTACGGTCGAGCCCGCCAGCGTGTTCGTGACCGCTCCGACGACCGTCCCCGCCGTGCTGTTCTCCGCGATCGAGTTGGCCGACAGCTGTAGCGGGCGAAGCGCCGGGGTCACGGCCCCGCCGCTTCGGAATCGTGCCGCCAGCGAGCAAAGGTCGAACCCCAGCAGGTACATCAGTAGAGCGCCAGGAGATCGGCCGCCGACGTGCCGGTGGCGCGGACATATTGCGCGCGAAATGGAAGAATCGCGCCGGCGGGCACGTTCTTCCACACTTGGTCGCCGTCGCCCGGGCGAGCGTCGACCCCCTGCATGGTGACGTCACCCCCGGTGCCCACGTAGATCGCCTTCGGAATGTCGGCGAGCGGGTTGGTGTTGTGCGGCGCAATCGCGACGGCGCGGCGAGCGGGCGCGAAGACGTTATCGATCGACTTGAACGGATCCATGCTCGTTCCTTATTTCGCAGGGGTTGGGGTGGGGCAGTCGGCCGGCGACTTGCCGGTCTCGAAGATCGAGCGGATGCAGCGGTCGTAGGTGTTCCGTGCGGCGACGCGATTATTGCCGCGCTCGACCGCACCGATGGCCTCGGCGAAGCGCTCGAGGATCTCGGTCAACCAGCCTTTGTCGACTGTGACGAGCTCGCCAGAATTCTTGCCGCTAATCGGCGCCAGGGGCTCCGTCCTGGTCATCTCCGCGCTCAGCGTCGGCAGACGCGGCCGCTCGGTTCGCGCTATCGATGAGGGTGTTGAGGGATGCGGACACGCGGTCAGCAGGAAATAGAGCGGGAGGAGCGCCAACAGGCGCCGGCGGCGTGGCGTCGATTGCATCATGCATCTCCGTGATCTTGGATCGAACGAGGGCGGTGGTTTTGTCGTCGATGCGCGACACGCGGTTGCCGATCGCGTCGGTGATGCCCTGGGCCTTCTCACCGTCCCCCTTGGCGTCGGCGACGACCTTGGCGTGTGCCTTCTCGACCTTGGCTTCGACCTTCGCGCCGCCAGCGGAGACGCCCTTGCCGTAGATCAGCGCGATCCCGCCGCCGACGATTGCGATCAGGACGACGGCAGGAGCGCCCCAGCTGAACAGCTTGGCCGCACCGCGAGACCAGCCCCATTTCAGGGCCAGCGCTACGAGGAAGGGCATATCAAAGCCCCTTCACGCAAATCGACCGCTCGAAAGCGCGTCGATTGGCAAGGCCGCGGACGATGCGGCCGCCCGCGCGGTTCCAGGCCAAGAAGGCGTCGCATCCGCCGCGCAGGTCGCCCGCGTTGAACCGGCGCGCGACCGTCGACTTGCAATAGGCGCTGCCGCCAATGTTGTAGGTCAGCAGCACCGCCGCCTCGAGCTGGTACCCGGTGAGCCGAGGCGTGCAGCGCTTCACAATCTCGGCGTGCGCGATCGCCTGCGCCTCGTTGATGCGGTCGCACTCGGCCGGGGGATAATATTTCCCGACGACGACGTTCTTGGTGTTGCCCATGCAATTTGTGGGCACGCCGACGATGTCCCGGTAGCCGACGTTCTTGTTGCCCTCGAGAGATGTCAGGGCACCCATTGTGCCCGCTGCGAGCGCCGCCGACCCCATGATGGCCGCGAGCGTCTTCTTGCTCGGCGGACGCGCGGATTGTTGGCCAGCCGGATCAACCATGGTCGCTGTCCTTCTTCTGCGCCCAGACCCGCGCCACGCCGATCGAGACGAGCAGAATGATCGGAAGGGATCGTGTGATTTCCGGCGGCAGCAGGCCGCGCATATCCGCAGGCAGCGCGTTCCAGATCTCGGTGGCCGTGGCCGGAAACCACTGGACAAATCCCTCGATCAGGGCGCCAGCGGCCGCGATGCGGATCGTCCAGAACTTGTGCCAGCGTCCGGCATCGTCGATCAGGCGCGCACGCAGAGCGTCGCGCCACTTCGTCAGCAGCGTCATTGGTCCTCCAGTCGCGCCGGCGGCGCGGGGTCAGGCTTGGTCGTACGTTCGGGCGAGGCTGGCCGTGGCCCGGATCAGCGGGTCGTCGGCGAGCGCGGCGTCAGCAGCCGCGGCGAGCGCGTCTAGCGTCGGTTCGGGCGAGGGCAGGGGGTAGGCCAGTCGGACAGCCTCTCCCATGGCATCGGTACGCTCGGAGCGTCGATGCTCGAGCAGCTTCTGGGCGGGTTCGAGGATCAGCAGCGCCGCCGCTACCAATACGAGCACTATCCCGCCGTCCATCATCGCACCGTTGTCCTTTGCTCTGCGGGAAGGAGGACCTCGATCTTGGCTTCGATCCGCGTCGTCCGTTCGCGAATGTCATCCAGTTTCACGTCGCGGGACTCGTTGGCGCGTTCTAGCACCTCGATCCGCCGCGTGTTCTCCTTCACCTGGTTGATGTAGCCGCCGGCAACGATGATGCTGCCGACCAGACCGAGCACGATCGAGATGACGGGCACCCAGTCCTTCCAGGCTGGGCGGCTCGGTTGAGGCATTACACGGTTACTCCCCCAAGAGGTCGATCAGCCGTATCGCCGGAAGACGGCGCGGCAGTGGTCAGGCTCCCACCAGAACAGCCAATTGATCACGGCCTCGGCGCGCAAGGCCCAGAGGCGGCCGTTGATCGCGGCGCCGCCGACGTAGCCCGAAATCAGCTCGCGGCCGGTCGGTCGGTCGGCCAGACCGACGAGATAGAGCGGTGACAGCCACAAGGTGCACGCCAGGATGTCGATCGTGATCAGCAGCGCGAGCGCCACCTCGCCCAGACGTCGAACGATGCTCACGTCAGCAGACTTTCCCAATCGACGGTCGCAGCGGCGTTAATCGCCGCGATGCTGCCGGCGGCGGCGATTGCTACCGCCGCACCGCGCCGGAGGCCCTCGATTTTCGATCCCATCGAGATCCACGCGTCTGCCTGGGCGATGACCAGCGCGGCGACCTCATCGATCGTCATGCCGGTGCTTTCGGCTTCGCGCGCGAGGAAGGGTGCAGCGGCTGGATCCCCGCCACTTACCCAAGCCCGCGCCTCGGTCTCTTTCCTGAGATACGTCGCCGCTTGCCCAGCCCCAGGCGTGAGGAAGCGAAGCCGGAATGCTTCGGCCTGGTCGTTCACCAATTCGGCCGCGCCTGTCTTAAGCCGGGTCAGATCGTCGATGATGGTGAGCGACGACCAATCGACCCGCTTTCCCGCCCAGGTGAAATCGTCGTCGACTTCGACGACCGTTTTCCCCGTCAGATCATAGTCCTCCGGCGCGGCGTCCGGGCGCATCGTGGTGTTGTCCCCGGTGACGGGGTCGAGGATGATCTTCAACATTTAGCCCTGCCACGCCACGTTGAGCGTCCCGCCAAAGGACAGATACGAGGTGCCGACGCGCTTACCCTGAATGCGGAATGTGACCGGCACGCGCGACGTGAGGCCCAGGGTCGCGCCGCTGACGCTTCCGGTGTAGCTCCAGTCGCCGGAGCTGAAGGCGCCGACGCCTGGCGTGGACGATACCGAGCCGAGCGTCGTGTAGCCGCCGCCGTTGACACTATATTCGATATACGCATTGAAATCGATCGTTCCGCCGCCGCTGCCCTTACCGAAGGTCCCATTGCTATCGACCTCGATGTTGCCGCCTGGCCCCATAAGGAGCGTTACCGACCCACAAGGGACGTAGCTGGTCGAACCCGGGTCTCCGACGGTCGCGCTATCGGCGACAAACGCTGGACCGTCCTTCACTTTCGAGAACGCAACCGTGATGCTGTCGCTCGAGCCGCCAGCCGAGCCGGGGACGGTGATCGTCCCCGTGTCCGCCGTCATCCCGCTCGCCGATACCGTGTTGCCGCTGCGCGAGACGCCGGTCATGTTCGAGGACGTGATTGTCCCGTAGCTGAGAGAACCGGTGACGTCCGATCCGGCTTGGCTAGCCGATATGTCGAAACTCGGGATGCCGGCCTTGGGGGTGCCGCCTGCCGTGCAGGGGACGGCGATCGGGTTGGGAAGGGCCGTCATCTTCAGAGCGCTGATGCCGGGTGCGCCGGGAGCGCCGGGAGCGCCGTCCGCGCCTGGCTGGCCGGTGATAGCGGCGTTGAAATCCGCGACCGCCTGATAGGCGCTGTTCCATTTCGCGGTCCACGTGGCTGGCGCGATCGCCGTGTCCTGCGAGACGTCCGACCAAGTCGGGCTGAGTGACCCAAGATAAGTCGCGAGCGCCGAGATTTCGGTGGTCGCGGTGTTTGCGACGGTAGTTAGTGCGGAAGGATCGCCCAACGCATGATACTTCGCGATCAGCGCGTTGTACTGGCTCTCGAGAGCGGTCCAATCAATAATCGCCTTCTGCTTTTCCGAACCCTTCGACAGGATGCTGTCCGAGCTGATCGTGGCGAGATCGTCCACGACATCCTCGAACCGAGACGATCCCGACCCCAGGGTGAAAGAATAGGCCGTCACGGCGGAGAGGTCTTCCAGCCCGCGCCCGAACTGGTTGAACGACGGCAGCTTCACATAGATCGTGTCGCCGGCGTTCAGGTCGCCATAGGCGAACTTGAATATCGCATCGTCCAGGCGAACGAACGACGCCCCGCTGCTGTGCGCAGCCGGCGCGGTGCCATGCAAACCACGGCGAAGGTGCGTCAGGTCGTAGTGGTTCGCGGAGGTGAGGGCGGCATCGCGGTATGCGATCAATTCGCCGCCCAGCCACGCCAAGGTTGCAGCGGCATCGGCATCAGCCGAGCTACCGCCGATCAGCGTCCCCCGGCTCGTCGCGAGGTTCACCGAAAGCGTATTGGCGTTGTCAGGGTCGGCGTGGCTGGCGAGCGAGGCTGTGGTGACGCCGTAGCGCGCAGGGCCATCGACGACGCCGATGCGCGAATAGGTCGTGCCGTCCGCGCTGATCCACACCTCGCACCCGCCCCAAGGGGGCGAGGTCGATGCAGCGGCGAGCCAGATTTCGCGGTCGAATCCCGTGAGGTCGGTCGGCCCGTCGAAGATCGTGGGCGTAGAAACCGAACCCGGCGCGACCTCGGTATTCGGGGCGAATGCCGTCCCGCTGTGCGCCGAATACTGCGCGGCCGACGCGGTGCCGACTTCGAGCACTTCCGCGACGATCGTGAGCTTCCCCTCGGCGCCGTCCTCCTCGGTGATCTCCTTTACTCGAACGAGGAGGCGGAAAAGCTGAAGTTCGTCCGTCGTGGTCGTCAGCGTGACCAGATCGGTCGGTTCGAGCAGCACGAAGTTCCAGGGCAGGCGGAAGTTCGCATCCTCGCGGATGTAGAGCGTGCGCCCGAGCAGCAGCTCGGCGGCCTTCCGGGCGATCGCCGCGTCGCAGATGCTGTGCATCGTCGCGGGGTCTTGTCGACGCGGACCGAACTCGATGATGTTGGCGAGGTCCTGCGCGACCGCGATGCCGACATTGTAGCTGTTCGCGCGGTCGAGGAATTCGACCTGGACGATATTGTAGGCGTCGGACTGATCGTTGATCGCGATCGAGACTGGCGGCCCGCCCTCGTCGAAGGGGAGCAAGTCGCTTTCGGTCAGGTCGTATGCCGGGGTCAGGTTCGGCGTCCACGTCACACCGTTCCCCGTCGCGGCGGCATCGCCGTATGGCCGTACCTTGAGCATCCCCTCGGACCAGAACGGGGCCGAATTCGTGGCGGCGAACCATTCCTCCATGATGCTCGAGGCGGTGGATTGCGATTCGAGGACCGGCGAAAGGAGGAGGTTGTTGGCGCGGCAATAGGCCGACCAGTCGCTAAGATCGCCCAGCATCCCGCTCGGCCAACCCGGCACGCCATAGGCGCTGTTCGTCAGGAAGTCGGTGACGATGTCCTTGGGATCGGCGTCGTGAACGCCGCCGCCCAATTGGATCGCGAAATCGACCTCGAAGCTATGGTTCGGCAAGCTGCCCGCATCGCCAAGCTGATAGTCCTGCGCATAGACGTAAGCGATGCCGGAATAGTTCGAGGCCTGCGACGGGAAGCGCGACGCTAGATAGCCCCATGTCGCTTGCGTCGGCGTCCCCGTCGCGAGGCTGAGGCCAGCAGCGGCAAGCGCGCCAGCGCCTGTGAAGACCGCGTTGTCCTTCCAGACCGTGTTGATGCCCCCGATGCCGGTCGCGCCGCCCTCGCCGATCGCGAGGATGAACGATGCGGTGTAGGTATAGGTCGTGTTCTTCGAGCCGCCGCTCAGGCCCTTGCCGCCTCCTTGCTTCTCGACGTGCGGGATCGCGGTGAAGGCGTCATACCAGATGAGGTTGCACTTCACGCGGCCGCGACCCCAGCCAAGGGTCAGCGGCAAGCCGAGCGTGGATGTCTGGATCGAGAGCTGGTTGAGCCGGGGGGCGCTGGTCGATGTTGACTTACCCCCCACGCTTTAGCTCCCGAACAAAGTGAAAAACTTGACCGGCCGGGAGCAAAGCTCCTGGTCGCGATCGGCATTGCCGCGCACCACCCCGCCGCCGAGAATGACGGCATGGATGATCTCCGGCAGGTCGATGACGATCGCGCCGTGCGAGAAGCACCGCCCGTATTTCCAGATGGCGAAGTCGCCGGGGCCGACGTCCGCGCGGTCGATCTCCCGGGCGAAGCGGCGGACCCAGCCGAGGAACTGCTCCTCGTCCCGGTGCAGCATCCATTGCGGCGAATATTCCGGTGCAACGCGCGGGATCAGCCCCACCGCCTCGTAGACGGCGGCGGGGAACTGCGCGCAGTCGACGCCGACGCCCTTCACCCGCGCGCGATGATGATACGGCGTCAACTCCCAGCTGATCGCCTCCGCGACCACGTCGTCCCGCGTCATCCTCCGAAAATCGTCTCAGGGACCGGCACGAAATCAGTCGCTTTGCGCCGCCCTAAATTGTTGAACCGCGTGTCGCAGCGCGAGCGCGTGAGGTCGCAGCCCGGATAGACCGTGAACGTGTCGCCCGCGGCCGGCACGGCGGGGAGGGCGCGGATCAGCTGGAAATGCCCGGTGCCATCGTTCGACCGCACCGCAGCGGCGAGGCCGGCATTCGCGCCCGACGTGAACACGATGCGCCCTTGGGCGAAGTCGTCCGCCGTGGTCGACAGCGACGTCGCGAAGGCGCTCGCAGTCGGCGTCCCGGTGACCGTACCCGTTGAGGCGAAGCTCGCCGGATTGAGGGCGCAGCCGCTGTCGTAGACTGAGTGGAGGCAGGCGGCCTGGTAGAGGTTGGTCGGCATGTTGACGTTGAGCAGCACAGCCCAGGACGAGACCGTCACTGTGGCGGTCGATCCTTCGATGCTGTTTACCGATGTCACGCGGCCAGCGAACCGGATCACCGTCCCGGTGACCGGATCGCCCCAGTTTGGAAAGCACGCGAGCTCAAGCTTCACGTTCGCCCGGTCGAGGCCGCGATTGCGGATGAAAGGGATGATGGGCGTGCCGTTGATCAGGTCGCCCGAATCCGCCGTGATGGTCAGTTCGAGCGTCGCCACCTCGAGCCCGATCTTTTCCGAGATCGCGCTGCGGCTGAGCACCGGCACCATCTCGAACCGATTGCCGTTCGCGGTGAGCGCGACGTCGGCGCCGGACCAGCGAACGACCGAGCCGCCGTTCAACGTTATCGTCCAGAGGTCAGCGCGCTGGAAGTCCTCGCCGCTGTTGAGCAGCGCGATCAGATCGGGGTTCGCGGCCTTCATCTATCGCTTGTCCGAAATCAGGGTGAGGCCGTTCTGCGACCAGAGTGTTGCCATGAGCTGGGTGGCTTCGAGCTCGTCCTGGTCGAAGCGCACGCGGAACATGAATTGCCCCGACCATGTGAGCGCAGCGCCGCTTGTCGGCGCGGTCGTGAACGTGATTTGTCCCAGCGATCCGATGGTGAAGGCGGTGACGTCGGATATGCCGACGCTGACTTTCGGCGTGCCCAGCACCGCAAGGACAGGCTCGCTCCATTTCATCTGGCCGAAGCCGCCGGTGCGGAGCAACTGGAACGTCTTGGTTACCCCGTCGCCCGTTCCGAACTGCTGGTTGGTGACCAGATTGTCGTTCGGATCGTAGAAGGAGAATGCCCGCGAACGCCCGCGGTAGAGGTTGAAGAAGCCAAGCAGCCGGTTGAGCTCGTCGAGCGTTGGCCGCTGCAATACCACCTCGTAAGCGAGCTTGATCATCCATTTCGGATACGACCAGTGCTCGGACCGACGCTCGCGCCCGGAGGTGGCTGTCGCGATCGCTGTCGACCAGATAGGGGTTTTCGACGGGAAGCCCTGACCGGAGAGGGCGGGGAAGATCGCCGGATCGTCAGGTGTCGGCGCGATCGGCGTATACGTTGCGGTCAACCGATCCTCCCTTGCGGTTCGCGTTGCGGTTACGGTGGTCCGATGCGACTCGGGCCGGAATTTGTGGGCAAGCTGCCGCCAGGCGCGCAGGACATGCTCGACCGTAGTCTTGCGAGCTGGCGCGAGTCTGGCGTGGTGGCGTTCGTTCAGCTCGTGCCGCCGGGGGACTGTCCGAGCAGCGATCCGCTGGACGGAATGCTATTTCCCATCGACCGGCCACCGAACCTGCCGATCGCTGGCTGTTCGCGGAAGCCATGTTGCGGATGCGATTTCGTGCCAATTCTCGACGATGAGGATGGCACATTCGCGCGTCCGACGGCTCCGCGATTGCGTTGATCGCCCCCGATCTTGACGCTGACCTCGTTGGCCGCGCACGTTAGGCGTGTCCGGAGGAGAGTCGCATGATCAAGCACTTATTGTTGCCGGTCGCCCTACTTGCAGTCGGGGCGGGTCCGACACCCCGTTTCAATCTCGTCTGCACCGGCACCCACACTCACCGAACGATGTCGGGTGACAAGGACGAACCGTGGAGCGAAACGTACCGGATCGACCTGGACGCGAAGGTCTATTGTACGGGCGCCTGTATCGGCAATTCACCGCTCGCTGATGTGAGCCCGACCCGGATCGACTTCTGGCCACACAAGACCGAGGAGACGCAAACGTCCAAGGTTAGCTCCGGATTCGCAGTGAACCGCGAAACCGGAAAACTGACGGGTTTCATGTCGTCAGAAGACCCGCGCCGATTTGCGTCGATGATCCTAGATGAATGGGACGCGGATTGCATTAGAGCGGAGTTTTCAGGGTTTCCAGCACCGCCGGCCACCAAGTTCTAGGTCGTCCTTTTTCCGCCATTACGCACGTTGTGGCGCACCGCGTCGCCCACGGCAGCGTGATGATCCATCAGGAATTTACGCACGCCGCGCGCATCCATCGTGTGGATATGGAACGTGTCGCCGCCGCCGCGTGGCGCATCGTTGGCTGGAGCCGGCGCATTCAGGTTTGCCGCACCGCCCGAGATCATCGAGCGAAGCGGGGAGGCCGCCCAAGCCGGCAATACCATCTCGTTTTCGTGCAGCATCGTCAGGCCGCCAGGAACCTCCCAAATGCCGCCGGCCCCGCTCGGGATCACGAGCGACGCCATGAACCCCATCGCCCCGGCATAGGCGGTCGCGGCAGCAGCAGGCGCCAGCTCGGGCCCGATGATCGGGATAGCGGCGGTGGAAGCCCAGGCAGCAGACCCAGCCACGGCGGCGTTGTTCGCGATCTGACCGACAGCAGCGAGCTTGCTCTCGGTGCCCCCGATGATCAAGGCAGAGAGGTGCTTTACCAACCACTTCTCGATGATGCTCGCGAGCGCGTCGCTGAGGATCGACACCATGCCGCGGTAGATGCTCTGCACCGTGGTAGCGAACGACTGCTGCAGCGTCACGAGCTTGGCGATGTTCTGACCCCAGAGCGAGGCGGTAGAGTTGATTGCCTGACGCTGCAGGGCCGTCCTGGCGAGGATCGCAGCGCGGTCAATCTGATCAAGTCGAGATTGGTGATTACGCTCTATTGCTTCGATGTTCTGCGTCAGCTGGGCATATTTTGCCGGGTCCTTCGCTGGATCGAGCTTCGACCGGTCACTGACAGCATTCGCGCGCTCAAGCGCAAACCGCTGAACCTCGAACTGGCGCTCCTGAGCCAAGAGCTGCTGCTCGCTTTCAAGGCCCATTTGGACGCGGAACCGTGCAAGGTCGCGCTCGTCATCGATCTCGCCCTCACGGATGCGCCTCTGCGCCTCGGCGCGCTGGCGCTCGATCTCGATCCGCTGTTGGTCCGCCTCCCGCTGGATGCGGGTCATATCGTCCTGGGCTTGGCGGAATTGGCGAGATTCCTCCCCATACATGCGGGAGACATCCCGCAGATGGGCGGCGGCTAACTCGAGCTTCCGGCTCGTATTGCTCCCAGCGGCCTCAAGGTCGCGCTTGTACCCCTCCTCTTCTGTGGACCATTGTTCAGCGCGCTGCTGTTTGCGGATGGCGAGATATTTCGCCTCGATCGCCGCCCGATCCTTCGAGCTGAGGTCCGTCCGTTTCAAGACCTCCGCCCAATAGTCCGCCTCGGCCTGCAAGCTGTAGGCGATGGCTGTGTTCTGCGCGTCCTGCTCGCGCTCCCAGGCGAGCTTCTTCGCGGTCAGTTCCTGCTCAAGCTTCTGGACGAGGTCATCCTTCGGCTTGGCGCCAGCCCCGCTCTTGCCACCGCCGCCACCACCACCGCCCAAGGTGCCGAAGGTCTTCTCCTCCTTCGGCTTCGGGATTTCGGTCTTCGGCGGCTTAGCCGTGGGGTTGAGCGCGTTCGCCATGTAGGCGACCAGCGACTTGTTGTCGGCGGCGGCGGCGTTCAGCCAGGCACGGGACTGATCGGAGGTGGCTTTCGCCTCGGCCACGATTTGCGCGCCCCGGGTCTTCACCACGTTCTGGATCTGCGCCATCCCGGCGTCCCAGTCGCCCGCGATGCTCGTCCAGCGAAGCGACAGGGCGTCGTAAACGACCACGCCGAGCGTCTTGAAGTACATCTTCATCACTTCGATGACGACGCCGACCTTGTCGAAGAACTCCTTCGTCGACCCGTACCAGCCGATGACGTGGCCGATGACTTCTTCTAGTGCAATTTTGACGCCTTTGTGCATCGCGACGAACACGGCAATCACGAGCTTGACGCACGTCACCACGAAATCCACCGCGGTCTGGATCGATGACGACCAATCCGCGGCGTCCGTGCTGCTACTGCTGAACATCTCGGCCAGCCCTTCGCCGACCGCGTTGATGATTTCGCCGAAACCCTCGAACGCGGCGACGATGCCGTCGAACACGACCTTGGCAGCTCCGCCCTCATTGTAGCTCTTGGTGAGCGCCACGACCCACTCGTTGAACCGCTCGACGATCTCGGTGAGGATCGGCGCGAATGCGTCGGTCAGGGTCTGGGTCAGGCCCATGTAGGCGATATGCGACTCGTCCACCGCGTCGGCGAGCTTGACGCCGCGCTCCACCGCGCGCTCGTTTACCGCGCCGTATTCTTCGGCCTTCTCGGTGAGTTCCTGGAGTCCCTTCGCCCCCATATTGAGGAAGGGAATCATCTGAGCGCCGTTGCGGCCCATCAGCTGCAGGGCCATCGCGACCTTCTGCGGGCCGTCGGCCGTGGTCGAGAATTTCTCGGCGACGGCGGTCAGGATTTGCATCTGGTCCGCGTTTCGCGGGATTTCGATGCCCAGCTGCTTGAACAGTTTCGGGTCGGCGTCCAGCTTGCGGTCGAGCAAGCCTACCGCCTGGGTCAGCTTCTCGAACGGCAGGTCCGTCGCGGCGGCCGCCGCCTGCAGCGCCTGGACGTTCTTGACCGGCATGCCGAGCTGCTGGGACAAGTGCTCGGTCTTCTCGGCGATCTCGCCAAGTTCGCTGGCCCATTCCTTGATCTTGTCGACCGCGAAGAACGCGACATAAGCTTCGGCAGTGGCGGCGATCGCGCCCTTGAACTTGTTGAAGCCCTCGACACCCTCGTGAACGCGCCCGACCAGCCCGCGCACGCCCGATGCATGCTCCTCCGTCGTCGCGTGCAGCCGCTTTACGTCGGAGTTGAGTTCCCTGACCGCGTTGCTGTCGCGCAGCATCGCGTCGCGAAAGCCGTCGCCGAACGCCTTGTTGAACGACTCCTTGCACTCGTCGATGAAAGATTTGAGGCCGCCGACCTCGCCCTTGGTCTGCGAGACCGCGGGCGCGACCCCTGAGGCATCGCCGACAATCCTGACGACGGCCTCATTGTCGTTCACGCTTGCTTCTCCCCAAGGGGCACACCGCGCGCTGGCGCGGCATAAGTGATGGTCGGTAGGTGGCCGAGTTCGGCGAAGAGTGCGGCCTCAGCATCAGCCGCCGAGAGCTGTGGCGCGGCTGTTCTGCCGGTCGATGGGCCGAGCTTCACCCCCAAGGCGCGTCCGATCAGGGCGGCCATGACGGGAAGGGGCGGCATTTCCCGCCAACGCGCGGTCATCTCGCGTGCGTCGAACAGCGACCAATCCCGCTCGATCGCCGTCTTCGAACCGCCCTCGACCCCGGCGGCGACGAGATCAAAGACGAGTTCGCGCAGGATGTCGTCTAGGCTCCCGCCGCCTCCGTCTTCGGCGCGGGAGCCTTCGCTTCCCCCTTCTTCAGACCCGATTCCTCGCAGATCTCGCGGAATGCTTCCTGGAGGATCGGCAGGTCTTCGATGCCGAAGCTGTCCTCGAGCTTCTCGGCGGTCAGTTCGAGATCGGCGCGCTCGGTCCCGACAGCGACGAACGCCACGAATTTGGCGGTGAGTTCCGCCATGTCAGCGAGAGACATGCCGCCGACGTTCCCGTCCGCAAGGCCGCTGATCGCTTCGTTGATGTCGTCGATGATCGGCGCGGCCTTCCGCAGCGCACCCAGCTTGTAGGGCGCGATGATCACATCGCGCCCGTCGATCGTCAGCTTGGCCAAGTCGATTACTCCGCCGTAGCCAGATAGGCCACATTGCCGAGCGCGTCCGCGAACGCCGAGAAGTCGAACTCGGGCACGATGAAATCGTCCAGCTTGGTCGCGAAGGAGAACTTCGAGCCGACGCAGCACGGCAGGGTGAGCACGAACTGCTTGCCCGCATAGGGCGTCATCAGGTCGACGCGGAACTGCGGGGCCTGGCCCATCAGTACGTTGGAGACCGTCAGCTTCTTCGCGGCCGTCGACGTCGCCGTGTATTGATAGCTGATGCGCACGATCTTGCCGGCGTCGGCGGCGGCGAAAGTATAGACGCCGGCCGAGACGCTGTATTGACCCGTGGCGGGTGCGGAGACGACGCGCTGCATCGGGAGGCCGTTCGCGTCGAACACACCCAGATCGACGGTCCACGTTCCCGAACCGGGGACAGTCGGCGTTATCGTGAATGGCGTGGTCGGGATCGCGGTGCCAGTCGTATCGATCACCTCGGCGAGCGTGCCGCTGACCAGCGTCTGTCCGAACATCAGCGTGTTGATGCTGAGGCCGTTCAGCTGCGCGAACTTCGACTTGCCGCCGATCTTACCCTTGCCGCGACCGATCGCGACCGGGAACTGGTACTGGCCGTACAGTTCCTTGATGTCGAAGCTGAAGTCGACGCTCGCTTCCTGCATGATGCCGAGCTGGATCGGCGTCGGCGTCGCAAGAGCGGTGCCGTAGGCATCAGTGGAGGCGGTGCCGACCAGCACGCCGGCCCCGAAGGCGAATTGGGACATTGCATTTCTCCATGCGTATTGGGCCCGGCAAGCGCGGGCTGGTGGTCACCAGGGTTGAAGGGTTGGCTCAGGCGAGCGTGAAGCCGTTGGCCGCGAGACCGGCGATGTCGCCGGGGCTCAGTTCGGCGGGCACCTCGATTTGCCCGTCTTTCACGTCGACGGTGCCGATCGTGAGGTGAATCTGCGTCGTGTGCGCCGGCGCGTTGTATTTCGCCGTCTTCACCGCCTTGGCGGGCTTGTCGGCCGCAGGCAGCGTCGTGGTCTCGGGCTTGTCGGTCATGGAAGGTCTCCGGTTTCAGGCAAACAACATTGAGACGGGGACGATCGCGACCTCGAGGTCGCCGAGCGTGCCCTCGGATGTTTCGATGGTCCCCTCGATCCGCGCCCACTCGACCAATCCGCCCAAGCGCTGCGGGCCAGTCGGCCCGGCGTTGAGCTTGGCGGTAAGGACGTCGAGGATGGGGTTGAGCGCTGCGCCGGGAGAGGTTGCGCCGCGCGTCCCGACGTAGATGTAGAGGCGGGCCTCGAGGGTCCATTTCGGGGGCAGACCGTTGGCCGGCGTTTGGCCCACTGTCTGCCGGCCCTGCGCCATGAACATCGCCGGGAGTTGGTTGGCGGGGACGTCAGTCCAGTGCTTCAGCGTGCGAGCTTGATCTTCGGGGTTGAGGAAGGTGTTTCCGTCCCAGACGAGCGCGAACAGTGCGGCGTAGATGTCCTCGCGGTTCATTTGACGGCCCTCGCGATCGCGGCTTCGATCTCGGTCTTGATGATCCCGGTCGCTTCGAGATCGCGGAGAGCGGTGGCGAGAAAGGACCGCTTTTTCGGGGTGCCGTTCTTGAATAGATCGCCGCCGGCGACGCTGAATTTCGATTTTGCGTCCGCGAGCGACTTCTCGCTGCGGCCCGGCCAACCCAGTTCCCAGCCGATGCCATAGAATAGATTTGTCGACACGGTGCCGACGACGTTCTCGCCTTCGTCGAACACG